CGACCGAGATACACCTGATTCATCAAGTATTCAAGGCTCGTATTCACATAGCGTTCCTTGTTCTTGATCTGGTCAATATCTTCCTTAGGCACGATAATCTGCAAACCCTGGGCTTCGGCAACTGCGGCTTTTTCCGTTCCCGAAAGGTGGATGATATTCGGTTCAGAAGTGCGGCCAACATGGGTATCAGGTGCGGCAAACGAATCGCCCTTGGTGCGTTCGTAATACTTGAACGCAAGTTCCGGGCCGTCGAGCACCTTGACCGGCATCACCTGGTCGGCAATCATCTTGCCGTTCTTGTAGGCGGCCACAAGGTCGGTCTGCTGCACGCCAATCGGCAAGAGCAGGCCAGCGGCAAGAGCGCCACCGTCGGAGCCAAAGAGATTGGCGAAAATCTGCGGAACGCCGCAGGCGGTAAGCGTGTCTGCACCTGCGAAGGCTGCTACAGAGCACACGAGAGCGAGGAGAATGAGCGGGATTTTGGTCATCTTCTTCATGTTGTTGTCCTTGTTAAAGTTTAACCCGCGGCAGTCTTGCCGCTGTAACCGAATGCGATGGTGATGAGGTCACCAGAGGCACCTGCAGTGAGAGCCACGCCGTAAGTTTCGGCAGACGCGCCAGCCGCGACAGCCTTGCCGTTCGAATCGACGGCGATAAGGTTACCGACAGCCACATTGCCGCCAGCGAGCACCTTCACGTTACCGCTGGTCTGGATGACGATATTCGCACCGCTTGCGGTATCGGAATCGCCGCTTACGCCGAGCGGAGCAGAAGCAGCCGTGCCGACCTTGACCTTGTTCGTGTCGGTTCCAGCCTTCACGAACAGGTGCTTGCCGATGGTTTCTTCGGCCTTGAAAGTAGTTTCGTTAGTTGCGGCACCCTTTTCGAGCTTGATACGCACCAGGTCGCCGTCGCCGGTTGCGGCATCGAGAGCGATAGCCACGTAGGCATCGCCAGCGGCAGCGGCAACAGCCTTGCCGTTCGCGCCGACCTTGAGCTTTGCGCCAACGGCGAAAGCACCGCCAGCGGTCACTTCGGCAATGCCGTCAAGCTGGACATCCTGGCGACCATCCTGTGCGGCATCCAGTTCGTAGCTCACGCCAACGGCATCGCCGTCAGCGGAAGCGAGTGCGACAGTACCTTCGGTTGCGCCAAGAGCGACAAATCGGAAGGCGGGGACGGCATTAGACGCCGTAAAATTGAGGACATTGCCCTTCATAGGATTCTCCTTGATTGTTTAAACCTTGATTCGACCGTATTCTTCCGCAGCTTCGGCAAACGAAAGCACGCGGCCCTTAGATTCCTGCTCCGCCTTGTACCTGGCAAGAGCTTCGCCAGCCGCAAGCTGCGGCGTATCGTGCATGCCCTGGGCTTCGCCGAACTCCACAATCTTCGGGAGCGCGGCAACCGTCTTGGCAAGCACATTTGCAACATTCACGCGTTCATCGCCTTCGCCGAAGCAGCCTTCGCCATCGACGGGCACTTCCTGGCAGAAACCGAAAATCTTCATCAGGTTGTCCTTGAGTTCCTGATTGCAACGACCTTCGGAAATGGCGTTGTCCAAAGTCTCAGAGAATGCCGCACCGGCACGGAGGCGCTGCGCCTGGAGCTTTTCGGCCCTGAGAGTATCGTTCTCTGCCCGGAGCGCGGCATTCTCTTCGCTCAGCCGCGTCGCTTCGCTAGAATCACCTTCCGGGATAGAATCGGTCGGTTCGTCGCGAGGGGGCGTTGTAGGCTGAGGATTCTGATTCCCGTTCTCCAGCGAATCAGAACCGCTTTCGTTCGGTTCACCGAAAGAAGCTGTAGATTCAGCGGGCTTTTCCACGGCAGGCTTGGGCAGCTGCGGGAAATCCTTCGCATCCTTCAGGACACTTTCGATTTCTTCGAGGTCCTTGATGGTGTATTCCGGGAAAACTTTGTCGGCGGCCTCGATGCCTTCCTTTTCAATGAGCTGTTCGCGCTGGCTGCGGAACAGGCGTCCAATGCCACCAATCTTGTACACCAGCGACTCGAACACGGATCGCGGCACCAGGCGGTCCCATGCGAACGGCTCTGCAAAGACGCTCACGTCCTGCTCTGTAACGCCCTTGTCGGAATCGGCGAACATACCTTCGCCAAAGCAAAGCGGGGCCATACCCTTCATGGCAGGGCCGACCGCACCGAGAGCGCCCAGGTGTCGCAAACCCTTCTTCAAGTTGCTGTAAACGGCAGCCGAAAGATACTTGAAACCGCCCTTCTTCACCTCTTCGGCAAAGTCCGGGTCAACATCGTCGAGTTTCACCTTCAGCACCTTGTCTTCCACCTTGGAATCGACAATGGAGCCGACACGCGGATCGTCAACCTTCGGGTGGCCCTTGACCATCGGCGGCTGGTAGCCTGCGGCGAGCTGGTCGTGGATTCCCTGGTTGAGTTCTTCGAGGTCAGCTTCGCTAAAGTCGTGAGTGTTGCCCGCCATATCTACGACGGGGCCGGTCTTGAATGCCTCGACCCACGGCTCGCGCAGGTCGGTGGATTTCAGAATCTTCGGATGCTTATCTTTCATGGCTCCAAATTTACCCGCTTGCCCGCGAAAGAGGGCATGACAATGTCATGCCCTTTGTCAGTGTTTTACGGCTACATTTGCACGGAGGTATATTCCATGGATAAAACTTTCTGGCAAGAGGCATTGAAACAGTTCGGCGTGGGCATTGTCTTCGCCGTCATGCTCGCCATCTTCTACACGAACGAAAACGCCAAGTGGGAAAAGAACGCCGCAAATGACCAGGTGCGATGGGAAGCCGTATTGAAGCAATACAGCGACGACCAGAAACGAGCACTCGAAGCGATACGCGCATGCTGCACCGAGAACCACGCAACACCCGGGAGAATGCCATGAGCAAGGCGGAACTCAAACCAAAGGCGAAAGAACTTTACACCATCCACCAGCTGAGTCTCGCAGACATCAGTCGCAGGCTCAACATATCCACGCGCACCCTGCAGAACTGGAAGGCAGAAGACCGCTGGGAAGAAACCCGCGCAGAAATCAGCGGCGGCGAAAAGAACTTCCACGCCGAACTCTTCAGCCTGGGCGAAGTGATGGCCCGAAAAATCAAGCAGGACGAACTCGACGGCGTGAAGATTGCCCCCGAACGCTACACCGCGCTCCAGCGCATCATCGACACCGCAGAACACGCCCGCAAGTACGAGGCCGTGGCACCGAAAAAGAACAAGTCCGACCTTTCCCCGGAAGAACGCGCCAAGAAGGCGCTCGAAGAAATCAAGAAACACCTGGGCGTATAATGGCAGCACTTGACGATTTTTTCTTTCCTTACCAGAAGCGCTGGCTACTTGACAAGAGCAAGGTCAAGATTTTCGAGAAGTCCCGCCGTATCGGCGGCACGTGGGTCCAGAGCTTCGAAGACGTGCAGGACTGTATCGAACAGCCCGGACTGAAAGTCTTTTTCAGTTCCGCCGACATGACGGCTGCCGCCGAATACATCGACTATTGCGACTCCTGGATTCAGAAGCTCAACGCCATCGCCAAGGCGCTCGCCGAAGTCAACTGCGAAGACATCGAGGACTGCGTTTTCGCCGACGAAGACAAGGGCGTCAAATCCAAGCTCATCGAGTTCTGCAACGGCTCCAAGATTTACGTGCTATCCAGCAACCCCAAGGCATTCCGTTCCAAGGGTGGAAAAATCGTGTGGGACGAAGCCGCCCACCACGAGAACGACCAGAAAATGTGGGCAGCCGCGAAGCCTGCCGCCATGTGGGGCTATCCCATCCGCATCTTGTCAACCCACAACGGCGTGAACAGCCTATTCTACAAGCTCATCGAGAAGTGCAAAAAAGGCGAACTTGACTACAGCGTTCACACCGTGCCAATCCAGCTCGCAGTAGAGGAAGGCGTCGCCGACCGTATCTGCGGGCGAAAGCTCACCAAGAAGGAACGCGAGGAATGGCTGGAACAGGAGCACAAAGGGTGCCTCACCGAAGCCATCTGGCAAGAGGAATACTGCTGCAACCCGCAGGACGAATCCAAGGCCATGATCAGCTACGACCTCATCCACAGCTGCGAACGCCAGGGAGTTCTCGGGCTCGAAAAGGCAAAGGGACCGCTATATCTCGGTTGCGACGTGGCACGTCACCGCCACCTCTATGTCATCTACGTTCTCGAAGATGTAGGCGGCACGCTCGTATGCCGAGCCGTCGAGGCCTACCAGAACAAGAAATGGAGCTACCTGGAACAGAAACTCTACAGGTTCCTGATGCTCCCGAACCTCGTGCGGTCCTGCATCGACCGCACCGGCGTGGGCGACCAGTTCACCGAACGTGCCCAGGACAAGTTCGGCACCGTCAAGGTCGAAGGCGTGCTGTTCACGAACACCGTCAAGGCGGACCTTGCAATAAACCTGCTCCAGGCATTCGAAGACCAGAAGATTGTCATCGAGAAATGCCCCAAGTTCCCCGGAGTCGAAGGCCGCATCGAGGACGAACAGGCCGAAAGCATCCACGCCGTCCGTAAGATCGTCACCGCCGCCGGGAACGTGCGCTACGACGCAGCGAGCACCGAGCAGGGCCACGGCGACTTCTTCTGGGCAGCGGCCCTTGCATACCACGCCAAAAACGCAAGCGAAGCGGGCCCGATATTCGTTCAAAGCGCAAACCCGTTCGCACGCGAAACAACCGATTTCGGGGGGTTCTAAAAAATCGCACAGAAAGGCCCTTTTAAGCCCGTTTTTGTTTTGGACTAGCAAACACCCGACCGCGTTCAGAAAATCAAAATTCAACGAATTTGAACGGCCATTCAAAAGGATTAGAAATACACCGAGGACTGCATGAGCAAAAAGAAAAGAAAAAGCACCGAAAACACCCAGAAAGGGGGCGAAAAACTCCGCCTGGCGACCGAAGTGGCCACCCGTGCGCTCGCCACATTCGTTTCGGGCGAAGACTACCTGCCAAACCCCGACCCCATCCTCAAGGCGCAGGGCGGCAACATCAAGGTTTACCGCAACTTCGTTGACAGCCACCTCGACGCAGTGAAGAACAAGCGCTTCGCCGCCATCACGAGCCGCCCCTGGACAATCGACGGCAGCAAGGGCGACGCCAAGAAGGCGAAGATGCTGGAAGAATACCTCTGGAACCTCGAACTGCGAAATACCATATCGCAGATGCTCGAAGCCGACGGCTACGGCTACGCCGTCCACGAAATCGTGTGGGACGCGGTAGAAACCGAAATGGGCACGCTCATACTCCCCACCGCAATCAAGGACCGCCCGCAGGAATGGTTCAAGTTCGACGACGAAGGAGAACTGCTCTTCCAGGACAAGAACACGAACCGCGCTCAAGTCCCCGACAAGAAGTTCCTGGTCACACGCAACCGCCCAACAGCAAGCAACCCCTATGGCGAGCCGGTCTATTCCCGTTGCTTCTGGCCGCTAACCTTCAAGAAGGGCGGTCTCAAGTTCTGGATGATATTCGTCGAAAAGTACGGCATCCCTAAAGCATTGGGCAAGGTCCCCGCAGGAACAACCGTCCAGGACCAGAACACCTTCCTCAAGATGCTCTCCGGGCTTGTGCAGGACGCCGTGGCGGTATTCCCGAACACGGGCTCCGTCGAGCTCCTTTCTCCGAACTCGGGAGCCGCAAGCGACATCCACAGCAAGCTCGTGCAGTGGGCAGATTCCGAAATGTCCAAGGCGTGGCTCGGCGAAACGCTCACCACCGAACAGACAAGTTCCGGCGGCACCCAGGCGATGGCCACCGTCCACAACGATGTCCGTGCAGACCTCGCGCTCGACGACGCAGCCATGGTCGAATCCAGCATCAACCAGCTCATCCGCTGGATCTACGAAATCAACTGGCCCACCGAGAAAGTCATCCCCTGGATGAACATCATCCTGCCGGAAGACATGCAGCAGGCAAGGCTCGAACGCGACGCCAAACTCACGCAGCTCGGCGTAAAGTTCAACGCCCAGTATATCACCGACATCTACGGCATCGACGAAAAGTATTTCGAAATGACCGAAATCCAGCCGCAGGGCGGAATGTTCGCAGAAGGCCCCGAAAAGAAGGGCAAGGTCCGCAGCACAAGCCACGAGCTCCGCAAGCAGGTGGACGCATTCACCGAACACCTGGAAGACGAATGCGAAAAGGTTGACATCCTGGCACCCATCCGCGAACTCGTGGAAAACGCGCACAGCCTCGAAGAAGTCCGCGACAAGCTCATCGGCTGCTACGCCGAAATGCCCATGGAAAAAATTGCCGACGAAATGGAACAGGCGTTCCTTGCCGCAGACCTTGCAGGC